GGGCCGCATCCGTCAACCACACACTTGGTCAACTGGAAAATCTTGGCCAACTAGGGAAGCGTTCTCCTGTGTGGGGTCGGGGTGGGTCCGGGCCCATTTCGCTTATGGGCCCCACCCCCTTACCCCCGCCCGCTGGGCCCTCGGCCCGGCGTGCAACGCCGACGTTACGCTGAGGCCGGGCACCCATGGGGGTGCTGGCTGAACGCTGTGCCTGCCGGGCCCTCCGCCTCCGCCTAGCGATTCGTTCAACGTTTCGCATCGAGCGGACCCGCTCAGCCTTCGGTGGTCAGCCCTGGGCGGGCATGCCCCTGCGTTGCCTGGCCCGCTCCTGGTTCTCCGCCGTGGTCTTCACGCGGTGGCACGGCACACACATCGGGCGGACGTTCCCTCCGACGTCGAGCCCGCCGTCAGCAAGTGGGCGGTCATGGTCGATCTCGATCTGATCGGCGGGCCATATCTCGCCACACGCCGAGCAGGGGGCCCACCCCTGTTTGTTTACGGCACCCCGCATGCGGGACGCCGCCCTCCCCTTCGTCCGTGCCTCCCGTTTCAACCGCCGGCCCCGGTCCCGTTCGAGAGTGACCGGCGCCTGGTGTCTCGGGCATCTCGACTCACCGCCGTGCGCCAGAGCGAGGCACCCGTCGACCATGCATGCCCGGGCTGTCCACCCGCTCACTTCATCGGATGGCGGGCTTGGCTTTGGGTGGCATGACCTTCCCTTGCACCGCGCTGACCAGCGACGCTAGTAGTGCTATCACGAACGACGCGATCACAACCGCAGCGTTTTCGACATCGACGAACCCGGTCACATCCAACCCGATGCCGCCGATCAGCGTCACCCCAGACGCGAGCAAAGATTGGATCAGCGTTCGCAACGCTCGTTCTAGCAGGTCGTTCATTCGGTGCTCCTTATTCTTCGGCCAGCCAAGTCAGCTGGTGGGTGCCGGCTTCGACGCAACCATAAACGCTTTCGCCTACGACCCCGGTTCTGTGTGCCATGTACCGGATGTTATGCGATCGGGTCTCCGGGTGGGGTCGAACCTGCCCGACGCCACGGGCCGAGCTCGTGGACGGCTGCGAGTTCAGCCCAGTATTTGGCGACGGTCGGGCGGGTCACGCCGAGGCGGGCGGCGGCCTCGTTCTGCGACACACGGCGATCCAACCCGAACCTCAACAGGAGATTCATGTTGATCTGTTCGCGTTTCGACGGCGCGGAGGGGGTTTTCTGCCAGGTGATGTTGTGCTCGGAGAGGCGGGAACGCATCGTCGAGAACGACACCCCGAACATTGCGGCGGCGTCGCGGACCGTGACCCCCGGCGTCACAGCAAGGCGGGCAACCTCTGCCATGTCGACATCGATCTTCTGCCTCGTCCCCATCCTTATGCCCGTCTCATTTCCCATTTGAACGGTTCGACTTCGGCGATCCGCCGGTCGAGGCTGGTCATCTCGTTCATACTGCTCCTTTGAGGAATTGGGCGGTGCATTCGCACAGGGCGAGGTTCGGCCACGACCCTTCCCACCGCTCCGCCTGCGGGTTGTGATGCTCGACCACCCACACCCAGTAGAGATCCCGCCTACCGCAGTGGGGCTTGCGCCACATGCGGTAGGCGGTGTACCGAACTATGGGGGGCTCCCCCAGAAGCTGGGCCGGTGAGCAGCCGGCGGCCAAAGCGCCCCATGAGCGCGCCTCGGGCCGCTCCGGGACCGGGCACCGGAACACAGACCCAGAGACTTCCACCCATTGGCCGTGCATCGGCCCACCCGCCACCCAACCCGCGATCCCGCTCATCATGCTGCTCCTCTGTGTTGGCCCATGCACGGCTTGCATCGGGTTGTGAGATCGGCGGGGTCGACGCGGACGTCGCCGGCCCAGTCGAGGATCTGCCCGCATCCGGCGCATGCAGGCCGGTCGCCGTGGAGTTCCCACGCAGCTATCCGGTGCCCTGCGGCACGACCGGCGGCGTCGGGCGCGGGGAACCCTGCCGGCGCTTTCCGGCGGCCCTTCCCGATCGGGGTCGGGGTATTGTGGTCCGCCGGCCGGGGGGCCTCAGCCGCAGCCGATGCCTGGCCTGCGGCGAGCCCCCCCGATTCGGCCCTCGCTTCGAACATCTCGACGACGCGGGCGGCGACCTGTTCGACCAGACCAGGCTCGACCGCCGCCGGCCCCGGTCCCTGGGCCCGGGCGTGGCGCTCGGCCCCAGCCACATCCGGGCCCGACACGATCGGCCCGCACCCAGGCAACGACGGGGCCGGTTTCTCCGACAACGACGCCGCGCACACCCGGCCGATGTCTGACGGGTCAAGAAACGACCCGCGCACATGATGGACCTGATTCCCTGCGCCTGACCGCCAAAACGCCTCACCCGAATCCGGTGGCAACATCCAAGCCGGCGCACGCTTCGCGAGATCCTTCGAGCCGATCATGATCTCGACCTCGTTCGGCCCGTTACACAGCCCCACCCACCGCGCCGCATGATTGATCCGGAACGGTGTCGGGACCACGTCGACGCCAGGTGATTGGGTCAGCGAAACGAGCTGGATTCCAGCGGCGCGCGCTTGTTGCGCCAGCTCGAACAGCCTCGGCCTGCACCCCTGCCGGTCCGCCATCGGCATCGCCAGCTCGTCGAGAACGAGTACCACCCACGGCATCTCCTCCACCCACGGCGCACCGCTAGCGGCGCAGAAACCGTCGAGATCTGTGGCCCCAGCACTTGCGATCACCCGCATCCGCCGATCTTTCTCCGCGCATGCCCGCCCCAGCAGATCTTCGATCGCTTCGATATCGACAGCGATTTCCGAGAACCGGGGTTCCCATTGGGCTAGCTCCGCGACTTTCGGGTCGCACCCCCACAACTCGACACCTTCGAGACACGCTGCTGTAGCGATAAGCGATCGAGCGAGAACCGATTTCCCGGATCCGGTTGTTCCTCCGCCGAGCAGGTGGGGGGCGTGCCCGATCCGCACACCGAATGGTTTCCCGTCGGCCCGGAGCCCGAGCGGGACGTCAAGCGACCACTCCCCGGGGACCTGCCACGGAATCGTGGCTGGGAACGGCGGAGCGAAATGAACGACGAGACGCCCAGCCGAGGCCGTGCTGCCACGGTGGACAACGATCGAGTGGACCCCGAGCTCGGCTTCGAGGGTCTCGCCGGCCATGTTGATTTGGTCGATCGTGCCACCTGCCGCGGGTTTGCACGCCCACTCGAACCCGGCGCGTGCAACTTTCTTCGCTGGGCCTGTGATCGTGGGGAGCGACACGGTCTTCGTCTCGGCGCCACCCCACTTCGCCCGAGATGTGTGGGATTTCCCGAGGCCGGCGTGTTCGCACGCGGCCGCCCACGCCTTCTCGAACCGGGCGACCTGGCTCATCGCACCACACTCTCTAATATCCGTCGGGCCAGTAGCGGCGGGACGGCGTTGCCGACCTGCCGAAACCGGGACGTCTTGGAGCCAGCCACGGCGAAGCCCGCAGGATAGGACTGAAGGGTTAGAGCTTCGGCCAGCGTGACTCTCACGGGATCCTTCGAGAACTGCGACGACGGGCGACCGGGGCGACGTTCGATCTTCCACTGTCCGCCAGACCTGGCCGTGAACGTGGGCGCAGGGTTGGCCAAGGCATCGATGACCTGGCGGGAGCCGTCTTCCCGCTGACCCCTGTTCGTGTGAAGGATCTTCCAGCGCCGGCCCGGTGCCGTGGTCAGCGTGGGCGCCGGCTGATCGCCCATACATGGCGGGCGAGTCCCATGACGAGCCACCATGCCTGCTCCTCGCCAGCTGCGCACCTCTGCCGATGACGGCCACCCGAGGGCGTCGGCCATGGTCACCCACGGGCGGCGCTCGGCATCGAGTAGCGAAAGTTGCGGGTCCCGGTTCTTCGGGGCAACATGAGTGGGTCGAGGAGGTACGGGCGGCCGCCCCCTCCGGGCTAAAAGGAATGCTCGCTTGCGGGTCTGAGGCACACCGTAATCCGCAGAGTTGAGAATGCCTGCCCACGTCGACCATCCGAGCTCCTCGAGCCGCTCGACGTGGGACTTCCACACTTTGAGCGCTGGCGGCACTTGCTCGCAGACGATCCACTCTGGTTCGAGCGCCTCAGCCCAGCGCAACGGTTCGTCGACGAGCCAGCCAGTGCGGCCGGCCCGCTCGGTCCGGGAGCCTGCTAGCGACCAGTCTTGGCAGGGCGGGGAGGCCCAGAGACCAGACACCCGGCCCCGGAGTGGCTCGAGCGGCCAGGTCGACACGTCGGCTCGGATGGTCGGCATCCCATGGATGGCCCTGGTCGCACACGTGTCGCCATCGAGCTCGAACCCGACGCCGTCGGGAAGACCTGCCATCCGAGCACCGACGTCGACACCGTGGCCAGCGAAGAGATTGACGATCATCGGAGTCGCGTGAAGTCGCGGACCCGGTTGCCTTTGGCCCAGCACACGGGGCAGAACCCGCCGACGCGCCGCAACGCCAACGTCGCGACCAGGTGGCCGCGCACACATTTCAGGTCGGCTTTCGCTGCTATCCGCGGGCCCCCGATGAACCGGCGGTCCGCCCGGTAGACCGCGTCGAGTTTCGTTTCCCGGTCGATGATCTCGTCGAGATCGTCGGTGTCGTGCCACCATTCTTCGCGTGCGCTCACAGTCTCGATCCTTTACTCATGGTCCATAGCGGGAGCCACGTCCCGCCGATTAGCGTCCCGCCGGCCTTGATGAGGATGATCACGAGTTGGGTGCGGTCACCGGCAAAGGCCGCGAGGATCTGGCCTGGGAGCCAGAACCGGTGCCCGCCGGCGAGCACAAACCCGACCCACAACATCCCGATCGGAACCCACCACGCTGCGTGGAGGACCGCCTGGAACGACTTCTCAACCCCGAATTTCGTGGCGAGAAGCGTGCGGAGCGCACCCCCGATCAGCGTCACCGCTGTGACTGCGAACACCGCCGCGACGGCGAGTTCCCACCACCCGGACAGACCGAGCCCGACCGCCGCGGTCCCGCCACCAGCGACGAGGAGCGCACCCTTCGACACGCCTCAGCCCCCGGCGGCCAGCATCGAGGAAAGCGCACGAATGATCGCCTCGTCGAGCGATGTGACCTCGCGTGCGTCTGCCAGCTCGGCTGCCGCCAGGTCCAGGGCGACTCTCACGTCGTCGAGTTCGGCCGCGAGATCGTCCCGCTCAGCCAGCACATCCATGAGTTCACACATCCTGCTCCTCCTTGGCCTTCCTGTTTTGGTACATGCGTGCCTGATGTGCTCGGGCCGCTGCGGAACACGCCGCGCAGGGTGTCTCACCCGCCCGTTCGTGCCGGCGGAAAGCCGCATAGCTCCCGCACGGCTCCAACTTTCTGACCATGCTCCTACCGCTCCCTCACCCCCGACGGCGGACACGGCCGGCGCCCCCAGGGGGTGGGAGGGACGCCGGCCGCAGGACATCAGCCGATCAGCTGACCGGCCCGATAATCGGCCCTGGCCTGGGCGAGGCTTTGCGCTTCAGCGATCCAACCGGTCGATGTGGCCAGATCGGGGTGCACCCGCTCGGCGTCGGCCAGGCCCCGGATACGGATCCGGTCCTTAGCGTCGGCGGCGGTCTCGACCACGAACACCGACCGGCCGTGGGCCGGGTTCCGGAACACCCAGTGATCGACCGCCCGGTACACGTCGGCTTCGGTGACTTCAACCCCTTCGGGGGCACCGAGGTTCGCTGCGCAAAGCAGATCGAGGGTCGAGATAATCATGTAGCTCATGGGTCCAACTTCCGTCGTGGTGTGTACCCCAATTCAACCACATTCAACCACGCATGTCAACCGCAAACGTCAAGGTTGTCCAAGTAGCCGGGCCCGATCCCGCAACAGACTGGCAAGATGCTCCCGGCGCGCCGCCTGGACCCGATCGAGGACCGCCTGCGACTTCACACCCTCCTCACCGAGGTCGTCGGTCACAGCGCCCTCCCAATCTAAGATGTCCGCTCGGGCGTTCACGATCGCCCGATCCAACCACCACCGGCTCACCGGTGGGCTCCTCCGGTGCGCTGGCCGTCGCAGACCATGAACCCCACGGCGCAATACGAGCCGGGGTCGTCGCCGGGCAGACCCGCCCGAGGGAACACACGGTCGATCCTCTCGACCGCCGCGTCCGCTGCCGGGTGGACCGCCTGGCCGGGCACATGACACCCCGCCACCACCACCCCCGCGGCTACCGCGATCGCACATCGTTTCGTGATCATTTCTTCGTCTCCTCTGTCGCAGATGTCGAACGCCCGGATCGGGGCGCAACCATCGGGACGGGCCTCCCACCGGGCGGCCGTCGTCGTTGTCGTGGCGGGTGTCAGGCGGATAACGGGACCGTCTTTCCAGGTGCCTGGCCCGACCCTCGTTCGGGGGCGGTCGCCGCTGTCGGGGGCCACCATTTTCTCGGCCGTGGACACCAACGCAAGCCACCCGAGGACACACACCGCGAGCACCGCTAGAACGGCCCCCGGGCCCCGCATCGAGGGCAGGGTCAGGGGGGCGGCCGGGGGGTGGTGCCTGCCCTGCGGGTCATCACCCTCAGGCACGACCCCCCCGTCCGGGGGTGCCAGGTCGCTGAGCTGGTCTTTCACGTCGTCGAGGCTCATGCGGACGGCCCCCGGCCGTGCCCTAGGCACGACCCCCTACGGCCGAACCCCCCTCTAGGGGGGGTTCGGACGGGATGGGGCCGCCCGAGGCGCACGAACCGGGCCAGGCCACAGGCCACGGCGCAACCCCAGCCCGCCATCAGACAGCCCGGTCGGGGGCCACACCCAGGGCGGTGAGCCACAGGTCGAGCTCACCCCCCGGGGTCCGCCTGAACAGCTCCCGACCAGCGCCCTTCGCCGTCACCCGGTCCGCTTTGAACCTGGCGTGCAGGTCCCGCTCAAGCCGCTTCTCCGCCCCGGCCCTGCCGACGGGCACAAACCCCTCGAACTCGATCCGGACCGGGTGCGGGCTGAGCGTCCGCTCAGCCCGGATCTGTCGCTCGTAGGTGGTCCACCGTCGGGCGACGTCTTTCGACCGGCCGATCTTCCAATGAGTGCCGGCGTTGCCGGTGTGGCGGATGATGTAGACGCCGGGCTCGGCGGCAGGCCGACGGGCGAGGTCGACGGGTGTGTGGTCCATGGTCGGGAGGGAAGCCACGGCGAACGCTCCGGCGTAGAGCATCCCGAGCATGATCGCACCTGGGATGGTTTCCGTAGCGACGAGCGCGACGAACGCCACGGCCATGGCCACGGTCGACCGTTCAACGGTCACTGGTCGCTTCAGGGCCTCGAGCCAGGCGGCCTCGTATTCCGCCATAGACGCACCTCTCGGCCCCTCCCGGGGGGTTGACGGTACGTCAGGTGCCGAACGGTGGTCCGCGGCCTTAGAACGCCTGACAAGAGCCCAACCGAAAACGGTTCCGAAAACGGCGCCGATCGCCAAGAACCCGAGAACCATCATCGGCCGTCACTCCCGAACGTTTCCAAGGCTTCGATCGCTGATGTGACGAGCACGTCGGGGTGCATGCCGGCGTGGGCGGCGTAGTGGCCGCCCATGTGAGCGAGAAACAACACTGTGGCCCACTCGAACGTGGTGTCCACCGACCCGTCGAAGCGGTCAACGAACGCTGTCACGTCGCTGAGCAGCTGCACGGTGCTGGTCTCACCGCGCGAGTGCCGGGCGTACAGCGCCATCAGCTCGCAGAGTTCCATCGTGGGGGCCACGACCGGGCGGGGGCGGCGCTTCGCCGCCCGCCAGTTGTTGGCTGCCCACAGGATGGCGGCGGCGCCGGCGAGCCCGAACCCTGCCAACGCCAGGATGCGAAACGCGCCGGTCATGACGCCTCACCGTTGCTGGCCTCGGCGGGCGCTGCGTGTGCGTTGATGCGCTCCGCGAGTTCCGCAGGGCGCGGGGGACGCCGGTGCTCGATCATGTGCGCTATGACCGCGTCTTGGGCTTGCGCTTCCCACACGGGGAGCGCCCAGGCCACTATGGCGTCGGCCCACATCTGCGGGGTCACCATCCGCTGGTGCCCTGGTGTGTCGTTCAAACGTGCTGGGTGAGCGAGGTGCAACGCCTCGATGCGGTCGAACAAGGCTGACGTGATGCCTGTGTGGCGCAGCTCGTCGGGTGCGTGCTCGCGCCGTTGGAACGCATCCGGGTTGGTCTTGCGTGGCGTGTGGGTCTTCTTGCGGGGTGCCATCGTGGCGGCCTCCATGTGGTGGTGTGCTACACCCCATCATACGCCCCACAACCGACGTGTCAACCACATCGTGAGTGGGTCCCGTGCGCTGCACACCACGCACCACGCACACGGGACCCGGCACGCACGCTACCCCGGCTACCGGTCGACGCGGATCTCGGAGTGCTCGCCCTGGCGGCCGGCCTCTTCGAACGTGGACCGCACTGCAGAGCACCCTGGCCAGCACGCTGCGAGCTGCATGGTGCGGACCCCGTCGATCACCGCGAATGTGATCCGGCATCCACATGGGAGCGATGTGTCTGTTGGTGTGTCCATGCGGCGATCTTAGGCCGGGCGCGGATGGGCCCGCCTCACACCGGCCCTAGACGATGTGAGGCGGGCCCTGGTCACTGCCACAAGCGCGGACCGGGTGGCCCGCACCGTGCACGATAGCGGTCAGATCGGTGGTACGAACGGACCCGCTAGGAGGCAATGCCCCACGGCGGCCTGCAACATCCGCGGCACATCGGTCACGTCCTCCTCGCGGACCACCCAGCACGGCACACCCGCAGCTCGCCACGCCATAAGGAGTGCTGACTGCCCGTCGGTGAGCTTCCGGGTGCCGGTCTTCAGTTCGAGCATGCACACGCCTGGTCGGTCGGTGCGCCAGCACATGAGGTCGGGGAGGTCGCGTGCGTCAGGGTCCGGGCGCCACCCGCCACCCGCGATGGGTGCGGTCGCACTCACGTGCCGCCACTCCCACCCGCACAGCTCGAGCACCTCGCACACCTGCGCCTGGAGCACCGACTCCGGGCCGCTCACCGAAGCCGCCCACGGAATTGGCCTGCGGGCAGATGCGACGACGTGTCGGGTTTGGTGCGCGGCGACGGCCACACCTGTTCACCCAGGGACAGCACGGTGCCGTCACGCGTCTTCACCACGTACACTCGGCTAGTTGTGAGAACCTGCCACCACAGCGTTCCGCCCCCGAGACCCGCGGCGGGGATACCGACTTCGCAGCTGGTGGCGCCGATAGCGACCATCCACTCGTCGAGCGCCGCCAAGTCAGCCTCCGAGGCGAGGTTACGCACACCGTTACCCACCCTGTTGCCAAACTGGCCGGCGTGCTGCACAGCGAGGGCTCCCAGCTGTTCTGCTGGTCGCAGCCCCTTGTATGGCCGTGGGGCAGGCCCATGGAGCGGGATCGGCTCGTGAAGCCAGTAATCCGGGCGCGGGTCGCGTATGACAGCGTAAGGCCCGTGGCTGCTCACAGGACCGGCCCGTCGTGAGGCTGCGCGGGCGGCAGGTCGGTGCCCACCACACGCCGGCGGGTGTCCGCCTCCGCAGCACCAGCAAGCTCGCCTCCACCCTCCAGCACCCCCGCCACCACAGCCTTGTTCAGTCCGTTGCGTTCACCCCACAGCATCTCGGATGTCGCTACCACCCAGACTGACCACAGTCCCGTCGATGCCGCCCTGAGACCCACGCGCGCTTCGAGCCGGGTGATGCGCTTGCCCTGACCAACGCCGAGCCACCACTGCAGCAGTTCGCCGTCGACTGGGTATGCCGCCAGGTCTTCCGGTGGCACGCCGTGCTGCACAAGCGCACGCATCAACGCCTCGATGACAGCGGTCGACTGCTCAGACTTGTATGTCGGGATAATGCTGCTCATTGTGTGCTCCTAAGTTGTTGTGTGATCGCGTGGTCCATGTCGGTGGTGTCGGGTGGGATGCGGTCGGCGATGGTCCGCATGGTGCGCTCGAACACCGCCGCTGTCGGCATGGCCGCCGCCCATCCGAGGAGGTCACGCCACTCGGTGTCACCCGACGCGAACCGTCTGCAGCACGCCTGACACACCCGCACGTACGTCGACGCCCTGCGGTCGTCGCGGTACAAGCGTGGGCCCTCGCCGTCGGCGGGCGGGCGGGACCGGTAGGTGGCTAGCTCGGCGGCGAACTCTGCCCATGACGGGCACACCGGGCCCGCCACGAAGCGATCGACGGCGCGGCCCACATCCGCAACCGGACGCCCCACGAGCCCTTGCATCCACACCACCCGCTCAGCGCCAGCGAACGGATCACCCTCCCATTGCGCAGCGAGCACGGTCAGCACATCCTCAGCGTCGGACATCGTCACACTCAACATGTGGCCGCTCCCTCGTTCGCTAGCCCGAGCAGTACATCGGCATGGCAAGGTGCGTCGAGATGGCACCAGCATGCAAGGTTGACTCCCGCTAGCTCGGCGGGTTCTGCCTGCACGAAACGCCCGTGCGCAGACGGCCACGCCGCGACCATGCCGGGGGTCGGAGCGGTCAACGTCAAGCGGTAGAGCTCGACGCGCTCTTCCACGGTCGCTTCGCGGATGTGGGTCTCCACGATGTCGTCCGGCGCGAACCACATATCGTGGCGGGTGCCCGCCGCCGAGACCCGGCCTTCGTAGTCCCATGAGCGGCCGAAGCGCTCCTGGTGCTGCGGACCGTAGCGAATCAGTGTGCCCGCTACGAACGGGTTCCCGAATCTGCCCGGCCGTGCGACGGAGCGGGAGTTGGGCGGCAGGCGCCACCCTGCGGAGCGAGAGAGCCGCACGCGATACGGGGGTGCCGTTTCAGTGCTCATGCTGTTCCCGCCCACCGGTAGCGGGCGGGGCGGTCCGCTGTCTGCGCCCTCGCCAGTTCCAGCCAGCCGTCTGCAAGAAGCTGTCCGATCGCTGCAGCAACCTGGTCGACGGTGCGACCGGTCGCGTGCGCGATGACTTCCGGTGTCGCCTCCACAAGGTCGCGGTCCATCGGTTCGGTGCGGGCAGCTAGCCAACACAACGTGGAGCGGGCGGCGGCGGTCACACCGTACGTCGACGCGGCGCCTGCCGCTTCGACACGCCCAGCGAGGACGGCGTCGTCCTCCGCCCAACGCTCGGGCGCGGTCTTGCGTGCAGCCGCCCACGCTTCCATCCACGCGATCGCTATGACCGACGCCGGGTCGGTGGGTGCTGTCTCTGCGCTCATGACACCTCCTCTGTCCAGTCCCACGGCTCGTCCTCGAAATCGTGCCACCTCCACACGCCCACAGCGGTGGGCGGGTCCACCCATTCGGCTTGCGCTAGACCATCGAACGGGCACACAGCCAGGTCGCAGGCGAGCGGGTGTGCCATCTGCCATCCGCCCGCCTTCACCGTCACGGTGTGCCACGCATGCAGCCGATCTGGGGGAATCGACTCGATCACGTTGAGTACCGCGTCTAGATCCTCGGCGTGCGCACCCATGACCACCCCCTGGGTGGTGTGCTCGCACCTCCGGAGCGCGGCGACTGATTTGGCCAGGGCGCTCATGACACCACCGGCGCTTGAGCGTCGCAAGCGACGGCGCTCTCGCCAGGCGGGTGATGGGCGCCGCACCCGGCGGGCGCCAGGTGGAACATGCCGAGCCCGCCGTCGTCGCGCCACACGTGCTCGGCCGGAGCGCCCGCAGGCAGTGCACGGTCACCCGTCGGGACCAGGCCGTCCGCAGCGAGGATGTCAGCCGTTGCCCGCTCGTGAAGCGGCCTGTACGCCTGCGTGAACTCCCACCGCAGGTTCTTCTCCCGCACATGGGTCAGCCCGCCGAGCATGTCCGCAACCTGCCACACCAACCGATGCACATCCAACGCGCCGCCAGCGGCCAGCAACAGCGCCCACGCCAAATCCGGGGCGGGCGGCAACAACCCACGCCGCTCCGCCACCCAGCGCCTTACAGCGGCGACAGTCGGGAAACCATCTTGCGTGCGTACCAAAGCGTTCACCGCGCCCGCCACCTCGGCCCCGGGCAGATCACCCAGGTCAGCGATCCAACTGCGGACAGCGCCTTCAAGGTCCATCTGGAAGTGCGCAAACTGTGGGCGGGCGCCCAGCATCCCGAGCACATCTAGCGCCTGTTCTCCGTTCATCGTGCCGTGTCTCCTTGTTCGAGCGTGAGTGTTGCCTGGCTTGGCTCTGTCAGACCGAACGGGTCGCGCCCGTTCGCCCGCATCGCGGATCCGAGGTCGCCGAGGCGTTGCATGCCCGGCCGCAACCGTGCAGCGGGTGCGGCGGCGGGTCGTTTGCGGTAGCTCGAGCGCATCCAGGTGCGCCACGCCGCGTCCCAATCCGCCATCCTCGAGCCCTTCGCCCGGTGATGATCCACGAACTGCTCGGTCTCCGCACCGAAGCCGTCACCGTCGAAGTCGAGGCCGGCACGAGCAGCGCTCGCCACGTCTGCAGGTCTCGGCTCGTAGCCGTCTGGCACCGCCGACCGTCTCGGTTTCGGCGAAGCCGGAACATCAGTAGTCGGTTGGGTTGTGTTGAGTTCTATTGAGTTATGTCGCGCGTCACTGGTGACCCCGTTGCTACTGGGTGGGTAACCCGTTGCTACTGGGTGGGTAACCCGTTGCTCACTACGACCACCCTCCAGAGGGTCGTCACTACGACCACCCTCCCGTTTCACCCGGCCGTCGGGCTGCCGTTCGTGATACTCCCTGGACTCGAAGACAACAGCCCTCGAGTCGTCGAACACGAACCGGTAACGGGACGGCCCGCCGGTGTCTTTGTTGGCCGTGAGCTGCACGAGCCACCCATCGTCGCAGTACGTGCGGAGCGCCTTGCGGACGGTCCCGATCGATACCCGCGACTTGGCGGCGAGAACCTTGGCGCGCATCCAGAATTCGTTGTTGTTGAGATCGTTCACGGTGTCGGCGATGGCCACGAGCACAGCGTGCTCGCTGCGCTTGTACGGAGAGAACCTCGTGACGTGGCCCGCTGCATCGTTGCTCATGCTGCCCTCGCTCTCTGGAGCCTGCTTTCGTCGAGGTTCGTCCAGGCGGTCCCCAGGGCTTCATGCCACGCCTTTTCCGCGGTAAGCATGGCCGCCTCGGTTGGGTACTCCCACGCGGCGAGCGCTATCACCGGGACGTGCGGGCAGCACTCGCCCTCGATGCGGCCGAGGTGGTCCTTGAACCGTTGGCGGATGTTCACGGATGAACCGAAGTGCCACAGCTCACCGTCGACGTAAATGATGTAAATCATCGGCCCACGAAGTGGAAGCACCCGGAGCTGGGGTCGTCGCCCAGTGTTCGTCGAGCTCGGGGATATGGCCGCCACCTCGGCAGGTGTCAGGTTGAGAGAAATCGTTGCCGCATCCATGTCAGAAGGGTGTGGGGTCGTTGAGTGCGCGTGCTTTGAGCGCATCTTCGAGCAGGCACCTGACCATCGCGCTGAATGTGCGCTTCTCTTCGAGTGCTAGCGCTGCGATGTCGAACGCTGTGTCTTTGTCGAGCCGTGTGTTAGCTCGCGCTGGTGGGTTTGTGAGGTCTATCGGTTTGTAAGCCATGCCCCGATCTTAGCCCATGGCGGACCGCTATTGCCACCGTTGGTACACCATCCGGAACGGTGTTCTTGCTGGTTGTGGGCGGGCGCGCAACGGGCCCCGACCTCCCCCACGAAGGTCGGGGCCCGTGAGTGCCGGGCTGCGAAACCCGGCGGGGGATCACATCATGCCACGGCCCCACCATTCGGGCCAAATGGCCCCAGGGTGGAACCCGAGCGCGACAGCGATGCGGTCTGCAGCGTGCCACGGGATCCACCCGGTCGCCCGGTAGCGGTAAACCGAGGAGAAGTGGAGGCCGGTGGCTTCGGCGAGGGCTGCGGCGCCGGGGCCGAACGTGTTCGGGTCGGTGTCGACCATCAGCCCGATCGGGGCCCAAGGGAACGCCTCGGTCGTGCGGGCCCCGGTCATGTGGTTTCCCATTCGTCCCAGATGAGGGCAGGGTGGAGGCCGAGGCCGCATGCGATCCGATCGCCTGCGTGGACGGGCACGGCGCCGCGTTCAGCATATTTTCTGATGGTGTCCGGTGCCGTGCGGGTCTGCTCGCCGATCTGTTTTGCTGTCATGTGGGCGGTGAGGCGGGCGACTGGTCCCCACGGGAGGGACGCCCATGTCCCGGTGCTCACAGCATCGGCTCCTCGATGGCGGTGTGGGTGGCGGCGATTTGCGCGACGATCTCGGCGTGGGGGAGATGGGTGTGGTAGGCGAGGCTGCCGATCGCCCAGGAGACCATCGTGGAGCGTTCGCCGGCGGGGTAGCGGTCGAGCGGGAGCCTGACGCTGGGGCGCCCCTTGGCCCCCCAGATCTCCCCAGCGGACAGTGTCTCGGCCTGGGTGCGGGCGTAGCCGTGGTTGGCGAGCCAGGTGCGGAGACGGTCGAGGTCGACCTTGACGATGACTTTGATCTCGGTGTCGACGATCATGACGCACCGGAATCGGAGCCGGGTTGTTGGGCTTCCCACGCACGAAGGGCGGCGTCGTCATAGCGGATGGACCGGCCGAAACGTTTCCATGGGGGCCCGGACCCGTTCGCACGTTTGCGTTGCAAATTGATAGCGGAAATGCCCAGGCGAGCGGCGACTTCGTGGGTGGTCAAGTACATGCCACACACCATACCGGTTTATGGCTCCCGATGTCTAGAAGCGTCTTGCGATTTGGTCGCATGTGGCGTATTGTGGTTGACATGAACCGAACCAAGCATGTGAATTTAGGTCACGTCAGTGTCCTCCAAGCGCTGATGACTGACCCCGACGCGGTCGATCTGACCGACTGGGCCGATCTTGACGTTCTCGCCGATCTCGAGGCGTGGCGGCTGATTGACAGCGGCGGGACGGTGCTCGACGACGACGGGACGGTGGCGGCCGCTCTTGCCGGCGTCGAGATCGGCGTCGGCTGGTCGTTTGCCGCGGCGGACACCGCCGCCTCGAACCTGGACCGGATCGTCGAACAACGGGCGGCCACCGGTCCGGCGCTGTACCTAATCGAGTGCCCGGCGTGTAAGCCCGTGATGTTCGTCGGGTCCGAGGAAGGGGCCATCGCCGAGATGACATCGCACCTCGCCGAGCACGACGGCCACGACCAGCTCCCGACCGCCCGGCGCACAGGATTGGCGTTCCCGACAATCCGACTGCGTGGGTGGTGAGGCATGAACGACAAAGCTTTGGTCGCCGTCGAACCCGAAGCGGTTGCGGCGCGGCCAGTCGTTTCCGGCCTCGGCCCGCAAATGGCCGTCGCAGAAATGGTCCAGCTCGGGCAGATCGCAGAGATGCTCGCTGACGCTGACATCCTCCCGAATGCCTACCGGGGGAAACCTGCGAACGTGCTCGTCGCCGCGATCCAGGGGGTCCGCCACGGGTGGGACCCTGTTACGGCATGCCAACAGATTCATGTGATCGACGGGCGTGCGACGATGCGCCCGGAAGCGATGTTGGCTTCGGTGCGGGCCCACGGCCATCAGATCACCGGGGAGACGTCGTTGACGGGCGCCGAGGTGACCGGGAAACGTGCGGACACCGGCGAGGAACACACAGCGGTGTTCTCCATCCGAGATGCCGAGCGGGCCGGGTTGTGCACGGTCGCTCCGGACGGGGTGACCACGGTCGCGAAATCGAGTTCGGGTGCGCCGACACCGTGGGCGAAGTATCCCGCGGATATGTGTTGGGCGCGGGCGGTGGGGGCGTTGTGTAGGCGGTTGTTCCCGGATGTGATCTCCGGGATTTCCTACACGCCCGGTGAGATCGAGGACCTGCGGGAGCAGCCTGTCTTGCAGCGGGCGGTCGCTGAGACAGCAGACGATGACGAGGCCCTTGCCGAGGCTGACCTTGGTCGCCTCGAAACCGTTGTGGCGACCCTCGGCGGGGCCGCTGGAGCGGAGTTCGAGCGGCGGATGGTTGCGAAGAACTGGGAGGCGCTCGACGAGATCCCGCCGGGCGTGCGTTGGCAGGTTCTCGCCGCTGCGGAGGATCTCGCTGCGGGCAACATTCCGATGGCGACCCACGACCAGATCGACGCGCTCGCCAAGGCGGAGGACGTGCTGCCCGAGGGCGAACGGGTGCAGTTCTATCGGGACATCAGCGGCGGGCGCGCTTCCGGACCCGAGTCGCTGTTGGAAGCCGAAGCTGACATTGCCATCGCCGAACTCGGAGAAGGAACATGAACGAGCTGCCCGACCGCAGTGGATGTCGATGTTACGACGCCGGGTCCCGGACAAGACCCGGCGGCTGTCGGACACCGCTATCCGAGATTTGGCGGCTACCCGGCCTGGGCCTGGTTGATGGCGGAGATTCTTGCCCTGGCTGACGCGATGTCGGCCTTTGCGTCGTTGACCGCGGTCGCTGCTTCGTCGATCGACGTGGTGGCCGCGGTCAACGCGTCGTCGAGCGAGGCCCAGGTATCGAGGGCCGCGTAATGGCCCCAGCCGCCGGTGACGATGAGCCCTGCGTCGTTTTGGGCGGCGCGGACGGCGGCTTCGGTGAGCGGCCCGAAGTCGCCGTCGGGTGCGAGGTCCGCCGAGTGGTGGGTGTTCAGGATGTGTTGGAGGACCCGCACACCAGCGCCTAGGTCGCCGCGGACGAGGTCGCGGTCGCCCGCGGTGGTGGGGTAGTGCTTTTCGCCGGCGGCGGAGGTCATGAACGTGGTCCCTGCGTCGAGTTTGTGAATGAGAGGGTAGACCAAGTTCCCGGGGCAGGTCTTCCCTCTCGAGCTTGGCCAGTCGCGGTGCCCCGTGACCCGATAGTTTCTCGAGATCGCGCCGGCGGCTTGCCCCGTCAGGATGAGGTCTCGGAGCGCGTCCCATTGCGCTGGTGTCGCGGCTTGTTGGTCCCCGTGGCCCATGAGCGCCAGACCGTGCCCGGCACGGTTCAGCTCGATCGTGTGCGCCCCGGAACGGAGCCAGCCGCGGCCCTCAAACATTCGGCCCTCGGGGTCGACACAGAAGTTGTAGCCGATGTCAGCGAAACGGCGGGCGTTCCGGTGCCCGGTCTGGACCGATTGCATCCATGAGGCGGCTTTCGATTGGGTCATCGGTGTGCGGCCGGTCGCGGCCATGGCCCATGTGTGGATCACGACCGGGGCTAGCGGGCCTTTGAGTGGGGAACCGCCGCGGCGGCCGGTGGACCCCCATTCCTCCCGGGTGATGATGCCCATTCAGATCGCGCCGAGGAAGCGTTCGAAGAGCGCGAGACCGCCGGAGACAGCGGCGACACCCATCGCTGACCATGCGGTCGTCCGTTCGCGGCGGGACATGACCCGGGCGCCGGCTTCGAGTTCGAGACGAGCGACGGCTTTCTCGAGCCGATCAGCGATGCTGCGGGTGCGTTCCAGGTCGCCGCGAAGATCTCCGATTTCGTGTGTGACTTGGGTTTCTAAAACGGCCATTCGGGTCACCAGTTCGTGGAGAAGATTGTCGTTGCCATTGTCGCCCATCGTCGTCCGCCCGTCCGCACATTGTGGTCTGAGTCTATGCGCCAGCACCAGCAGCGTTCGGGTTGGGCGAAACCACCCACCATGTTTGTGGTTGACGCGTCGTGTGCGGCCCGGCAAGATAAGCACATGACACCCATCACGATTTCAGTCACCCAGCGGTTCGCTGACGGTGGCACCTCACTTGTCTCTGAGCGGGCCTACGACTCACCCGCTGAGGCTCAGAAAGCGGTCAACGACGCGCTCGAGCGCGAGGTCAAAACTTGGCACAAGGCGGACGACACCGCCTATCGGGCGGCGGTGGCGGAAGCCGCCGAATGGGACGGGCGCACACCCTTCGAGCAGACTGTCTGCTCATGGAACCGGGGTGGGTCCCTCCGGTTTCACCTCGACATCCACTGTTCCCCATTGTGGTTGACATGAACCTGACCAACCCACGTTTGTGGTTGACACCTCAGCCTCGGTCCTGTAGTGTGGGACACATGAGGAACCACACCACCACCATCACAGTCACCCAGAAGTTCGCCAGCGGCGACACGGAAGTCGTCTTCGAGCGGAGCTACCCCACCCCAGCGAAGGCCAAGGCCGCCATGATCGGCGCCGTTGACCGCATCACCGGCGAGTGGGGACGCGAAGACCCTGGCTCATGGCGTTATGTCGGAGGCAAGGCTTCCAAGTGGGACGGGCGGGTAGCGTTCTCCCACGCCGTGGGCTCGTGGAACCGCACCGGTTCCCTCCTGTTCGAGGCGGTGTGACGGTCCGCCATCGGGCGGTGTGCCTGTGTGGCGCACCGCTCGTGCCCATCGAGGCCCTGGCAGCCGGCCGCGGTGTCGGGGTCGAGGCGGTCAGGAAGGCCGCCCAGCGGGATCCTGGGTCCCTCCCCGAGCCGGTGCTCGGCGGGGGCCGGGGCCGGCAGGCGTGGTGGTGTGGGGCGCACCTCGCTAGGTGAATCCGCCGGTCGTGGCGGTGGCGGATTTCCCGAGCTCGGCCGGGGTCGGGAGATCAAACACGAGCGAGTTCCCGGAGTTCACTCGGGCCTCGATTTTGAGTGGGACGAATAGCCCGCCGAGGGGTTCGCCGTGTGCCCAGTCGCAGGTGAGGAGCTGGTCGACCGCGAGGGCGGGAACGGCGATGGAATCGGATGTCGCTGAGCCGAGGGTGACGCGGACGTCGCCGGCGCCGGACGCCGCCGACGTCGCCAACAGCGTGAAGCGGACGTGTGGGGCGATGAGTGTCGGGATTGTTGTCTCCCACGCAGCGGTGAACGTCCCAGCGGAGATGATTTCTTGCGGTGGGGTCTGCGAGTCGATCCACGGGAGGTGTTGGTGGGGTGCGCCGAGGCCATCGGCGTCGACGCGGAGGACCGTGACCCCATCGATGTCGGCCTGGGCGCGAGTCAGCTGGTTGCGTCGCTCGAGGTCCTCGACCCGGCGGCGGAGGTCTGCGAGGTCGCCGCCGAGGTCGGGACGCCGGTTCGGGTCAAGCATCAGTCCCACCCAAGTTTGTGGTTGACAACAGTGCCCGGATGTGGTTGAATGGGTGTATGGAAACAACTACGGTGAAGACGCCAGCAGAGTTGAACAAAATGGTCCTCGCGGCCGCAGCCGAGTTCCCGGCCGAGGTGGCGGCCGCCGGCGAAGGCTTCGTCGAGGCCCTTGCCGATCTCGACCTCGAAGCCAAAGAATGGGATGGCATGTTCACAGGTCCGGTCGGGTTCGAGGTCGACCAGATCGCCAGGACGTACGCCAGGGTGACAGTGTCCGGGTGGGACACCAGCGAACGTGACCCGGAAACCGACCGGGGCGTGGAAACGAACAGCACCGTCCAGGTTTCGATCCTGATCCAGCTGGTCTGACATCACACGAACCTTGCGGCTTCGGTGAGTTCGAGGGTCGTGAGCCCGGTGCCGGTCTGGTCGATGACGACGGTCTTCGCGACGACCCGGTACCGGTCGTTTGCAATTTGGATGGGTCCGAGGTCGGCGGTCAGGTCGACAATTTCGCCGGTGGCGGGTTGGGTGGCGGAGACATCGGGGTGTGGGCGGAGCACCCCGGTGAGGCGGACGGGGGCGGTGGCGGTGCGTGCGGCGACACGTGCCGCCACTTGCCCGAGGACGCCGGTGTCGACGACACCTGTGGCGGAGATGACGTCTTCGGTTAACAGGCCGGCGGCGGGGTCGATCGTGGCGGTGGCGGTGGGTGTGGTGTCACCGGAACCTGCGCCGGTCGCGACGATCGACGTGGCGAGGGCGGTGCCGTCCCAGTCTGCCGAGGTGATGTCGATCTGGGTGCCGTGCACGATCGGGCGGCCGGTTGCTTGCCCGCCTGCGGGGTGTTCGTGTTCGAGGGTCGCGGTGAGCGTGTCCCCAACCCATCTCGGTGTGACGCGCCAATCGAATCCGTCCTCTTCGGCGATGCGGGCGTAGACTTCGCCGACTTTCTCGTGGTCGGACACCAGGATCTCGAGGTCTCGTGTGACGCCGGCTGTGGCCGTGTCCAGCCCGAGCCCGATCGACCCTGACGGTTTCGCCTGCGCGACGGTGACGAGCGAGCGTGCGACGTCGAGGACATCGGCCGCGGTCTGCGTCACAGCCACTTTGATGAGACGCCGATCGAAATAGGCCATGGGCCCGACCGCGGTCCACATGACCGTTTCGCCTGGCACGTCGATCTGCGCGGCGGTGACCCACCCCACAGTGATCGGAACGCCATCGGAAAGAACCCAGATGAGTGACCTGCCCGGTTCGATGCCCCCGATGTCGGGGTGCCCACCGAACGCCGGGGTCGTGACGGTGATCTGGTCGTGTGCGTTGATTTCCTGCGACCAGCCGAGCGTGACGACTTGCATCGACCCGGTCCGGGCGCCGGGGGTACCGGCCCCGTCCGAAATCCAAACGGTGAACTCTGCCATCAGGCGAGCTCGTAGCTGACGGTCCCGGTGAACTCGTCGCCAATCGACGTGTTGTCCGAGTTGACCGTCCCGTCTGTTTCGACGAGCACCGCACGAAGCGACGAACCCGCAGGTTCGGGTGCCATGACACCGAACGTGTCCGCGGTCGACTCGAACCCGCCGACGCCAATGGGAAAGTTCTGGACCGGGCCGTAGGTGGCTCGCATCGTGAACGGCAGCTCGACCGCGTGCTGCCCGACCGTCTCCGCTGTGGTCGCGACAAGCCGCCACGCAGCGGTGCACATGCCCCCGGCCAACATGTACCTGGCGACGGACACAGTGTGAGCCTGCGCGGTCGACGGCCCGATGAACCAATCTGGGGTCCACGCCTGCCATTCGGGTTGGATGATGTTGACCCACGACGTGCCGTTGTAGCCGAACAGCTGGTTCGTGTCCGACTGCCACGCGATAAGGCCTTCGGTGGGGCCCGTGGGGAGCTGCGCGGTTGACGCGGCGACGACGATCCCGCCGGTGGCGGTGAGGCGGTCCTGGCCGGTCGTCGACGTCCGCCGGTCGGTGATGTGGGCGTCCTCGATCGCGGTTTCGTTAGCCGCGACATCCACCATCGCCAACACGATCGCGTTGTCGGGCACGGCCGGCTCGGCCGGCGACCCCGCTGGGGTGCCCGCCACCGCGACGATCGACCCTGCATCGGTCGCACCCGAGAAATCGGAGTCCTGGACCTTCGCGACGATCAGATCCTTTCGGGGGTTCGTCGCGTCCGCGGCTGTGATCGTGACGTTGAGGGTGCCGATGTTGTCGACCCAATACGCCCCCTGGCTGGAGGATTCGTCGCCGGTGATGAGACACGCCCCGGCCGCGACGTCGACACTCATGTCTGGGGTGCCGTTCTCGGTCACCGCGAGGTCGGTGGCCGTGGCGATGCCTTGGCGGCCGTCGAACAGCGCGCCGTAGAAACGGCGGACGGATTGAGCGGTCGCCCCGGCGGAGGTGATGTGCAGGCTGGCTGCGGTCACGGTCATGAGGTGGGCTCCTGGTCAGGCGCCCAGTCGCCGGGCGGCTCTGGGGTGCGCTGCCAGTCGGGAGGCGGCGGTCTCGGTTTGGTGTCCGACATGGGCACCGCCGGAGCGTTCGGCGCGGGGACCTGCCCGACTCGATTTCTCATATCCATGCTGATCTCCATTCGGCTGCGAGGGTTCCGGAGCCGGAGTTCGCCGCAAATCGTATCGTCTCAGTGCCCGCCCCGAGAAGGAACCATTCCGAGCCGGCGGTCATTGTCCCGGATCGTGACGCGGTCCCCCCGACCAGCGCGGTCCTGGCGCCGGTGTCGACCACCAGGGTGTCGCCGGCGGCCAAACTCACGTCGAATTCGAGGGTCCGTGATTGGGTGAGGTTCTCCACGCGTGGCCGTTCGAGCGGCCCAGAAAAGGTGAACATCAGCGGGGTGGCGTAGGTGCCGGCGTTGGACGCGGTGAACGTTCCCGAGTTGAATGTGCCCCAGTCGAGCGGCCAAGTGAGCGGCCACGTGAGCCCCCCGGTGGCGGCGGCGAGGCCGAGCCCCGAGATCGAGGTCGGGGTGTCTGCGTAGACTCGGGGGTCGGTCGCGTCGAGCTCGACAACGATCACCGGCAAATCGTAAAGCCACTCAAGGTTGATTGGCGCGGAACGGCGCCGGGCACGGGCGTTAACGCGAATCTTCGCGCCGCCAGCGACCCTCGGGATCTGCATGACGAGCGGCTGTTCCGCCTGGCCTGGCACGAACGCCGCGGCCAGCTGATCGAACGCTGTGGTCGTGGTCCGCTGGTCGACCTCGACGGAGATCGTGATGGTCCGCCCCCCGAGGAAATCGTCGCCGGCCCACAGCCCGTCGGTGCGGAGCAGGGTCTGGTCTCCGGACCGCACGGCCGGGAGGTCTGCGAGCCCTTCGACGAGCGCGACCAAGAACGGGGTGCCCTCCCCGATAGCGAGACCGTTGAACTCGAGGTCCCAGTCTTCCGTGACCGTGTCGCCTACCGCCATGGGTTCATCATGCCCTGCCACTGGTGCGGATCGCCCACGCGACTTCGCGTGCGATCTGCCGGGGGTCCGATGGTGACGTGACGTTCACGACGATCGAGCCGACCGGGTCAAGCTGATGGTTCGGGACCACCCTCGACCCCGCTGGGAGAAGGACACGTTCTCGGCCTCTCTCGCCGACGTCGACAACACCGCCGATCGTGCCGCCCATCGCCAACCGAGGAACCGGGGCGTCGGGCAGATCAATCGCGAACGGGCCGATCCCCAAACTATTCGGGATCGCCGCGTTGAGCGGGTCGATCACCTGGGCGTTCATCCCCGCCTTCACCGCGTCCCAGATCGCCGAAGCGACGCCACCAGCGAACCCGCTCACAGCCGAAAGCCCCGCCTTGATCCCGTCGAGAACCGCCCCCCCGAGAGCAACCCCAGCGTCAACCCACGACTGGACCGCACCAAGAATCTCGCCCGGGATACCGGTGAAGAACCCGACGATCTCCAACCCGACGCCGGTGATTTTCGTGTTGAGTTCGCCGAGCCATCCGATCAAATCTTGCACGGCGCCGATCCCTGTCTTGATTGCCTCCCACGCGGTGTCGAGCCACCCAGCGACTTTCTTGACGGCCTCCCTGGCCGCGTCGAACACCGCGACCATCGCTGGGAGCGCGCCGCGCACGATGTCCCACACCACATCCTTGACCTTGAGCACGATTTTGCGGAACGTCTCGTTGCTCTTCCAGAGTTTCACGACGAGGACGCCGAGGCCGCCGATCACGACCGCCGCGGCGATGAACGGGGCTGTCGCGACGACAACAGCGACGGCGTTCGCTATCCAAGCCGCTGTGGAGGCGATGACCGATGGGATCAGAATCGCTGTTTGGACGACAGCGAACGCGGTGAGCGCCCCGACCACCTCATCCCTGTGGTCGATGAGGAACCCGAGGAACCTGATGAACGGCTGGGCCCGGGCGGCGACTTCCTCGGCGATCCCAGCGATGAGCCCGACCGCGGTCCCCACTGCGCCGACCGCCTGCGGGACCTGGACCTGGAGCACCGGCACGAGCCCGTCCCAGACCGCTTGGAACCTTGGGAGGACCGAGTCCGTGACCTCCCCGACCCGGGCGAAAAACGGGTCGACCTTCGGGAGAAGGGTTTCCATGATCTCGCCCATCTTCGCGAAGACCCTGGTGGCGAGCGGCTCCAACTTGACAAGAACGTTGTTCTTGAAGAGGGTCCACTGCTCGCCAAAGCTGCGGGTGTCGCCCTCGGCGGCGTCGATCGTTTCCGAACCGCCCTGAATCGCGGCGAGCATCTCATCGAGCTCGAACTTCCCGCCAGCGATCGCGTCAGCGAGATCGGGGCCGGCGCGTTGGCCGAACAACTCGATTGCTTTGCGGGTCGCGTCGGTCCCCGGACCCAACTCGGTGATCTCGTCGACGACCCTGCGGAATGTTGTGGGGACGTCCTCGCCGGCTTTCGCTAGCGTCCCGACCCCGATCTTCAAACCTGCGACAACACCCTCAGTGTTGACACCGGTCTTATTGAACACGGAGAGAAGCGCTGAGGATTCGTCGAGGCCGAACCCGAGGTTCCGGAGCGGCGCCCCGAACTGGACTAGCGATGTGCCGAGTTCGTCGATCCCGATCCCAGAGTTCTGCGACGCCCGGAACAGCTTGTCCAACGTGGGTGACTGCTCGTCGACGGAGACGCCCCAGTCGCCGAACACCCTCGTGAGACGGTCGACGTTCCCGGCCGTGTCCGACCCCGTCACCTTGCCCAGTTGGATGAAATCGGTGGCGAGGTCCTGGAGCGGCTGCCCGGTCAACCCCAACCGGGTGTTCAAATCGGCGACCGCTCCCGAAGCCTCCCCGAAATCGGTCGGCACCGACGTGAGAACACCCCGGAAATCGTCCTGGAGGCCACCGAACGCCTCGCCCGTCGCGCCGGTCCCGACCCTGATCGTGTCGAAAGCCTCATCGAAACTCTCGCCGAGCTTGAAGAGCCCGGTCGCCGCTCCGGCCGAAGCCGTAGCGAACGCCGCTCCGCCCGCCAACCCGACTTTCCCGGCCTTGACCGCGAACGACCCGATCCGCGACTCGACGCCGTCCATCGTCTGCGTGAATTTCTTGGCATCGCCGAGGATGCGGACAACGAGCGGCGGTGCCATCAGCCTGCCCTAGCCCGTTCGAGTTCGTCGACGCGGCCCAGCACCGCGGCGGCCTCAGCGAAAGTCATGCGGCCTGCCTCTTCCCACCCGAGACCTGCACGCGCGACGAGCTCGACCCGTAGCGCCATCACCCGGGACGGCCGTCGGTAGGGTTTTCGGGCACCAAGCCAGCGAGTTCAGATTCGAGATCCGACAGTTTGATTTCCGCGGCCTGGTCGAACGTGAACCCTGGTTCGTCGCGTCGGCGGAGCACGGTCACGAGCCCGATGATGACCAGCATCTTCGGTTTGCCCGGAGCGGTCATCTCATCGATCGGGATCTCAGAATGCCGTTCGAGTTCGGCGGCCTCACCGAGGCTGAGACCCTCGATCGCTCGTTCGAACAGCGCACCATCCTCGGCGGCAGCGGTATCGGTCATGTGATAGATGGCCCTTCGTTGAAAGCTTTGGTGATGTCTGCCATGCGTGAATCAAAGATCTTGCGGACTTCGGGCATCTTGTCCTCGACCGCGTCGCTCACGTAGAGGGCTGGTTCGATGTTGCGTTTGGGCCAACCCCAATGGATCGGGGCCGCGTACGGGACCGTCTTCTTGCCGTAGTTCACGCGGGCTTCGGCCAACGTGCCTCTGCCCTTGATGGCCTTCTGGAGGTCACCGGTCTTCCCGACCGGCGCCCTGCGTTTCGCTTCCTCCGCTACGATTTCGGCGATCTCGATGTGCGCGGCCTTGACCGCCTGGCGAAGATCCTCGCGGCCGGCGCGTCTCAACGCCTTGCGCAGCTCCCGCGCTCCCTCAGCGCGGATGAAGTGAAGCTCGGTCGGCGCCGGCGTCTTCGCCATCAGAGCGCGGTGTCCGTGCTCTTGTAGACGATCGAAACGGCAGGATCGGTGCCGTCGTCGAGGGCCTTAAAAGGCATCGTCAACGTGGGCACATCAGCGAGGTTCGCCACGGGCGAGTCGCCGTCGAACTGGCACGCGGGGAGCGTCATCGTCAGCGAAAAGTTGTGGCCGGCTTCGATTTCGGCGCCGGTCCACACTGCGGTGATCGGGAAGATCGTGCCGGCCGCCCAAAGGTCGTATTCGGTGTCGTCGTTGTACTCGAGGCTGATGCTGCCGGTGATGGCTGGGACCGCGTTCCGAATCGGTTGTTTCTTGAGGACGGACCCGCGGAGGAACCTGCGGTCGGTTTTGAACCCGAGGGTTTCGGTGACCGAGAAGTCGGTGACGTCGGTCGCGACGGAGTTCACGGTGCAGACCATCTGCCCCCAGTGGAACGGGGTTGTGGCAGCTGGGTAGGTGACGGTCCCCGCCCCGGTCGTCGTGTCGGAGTCTTCGTAGTCGAATGGGAGTGTGACCTTGAGCAAATCGCCGACGGTTTGGGCGAGAGTCCAGCCGGTGATGACGCCGCCGTGGTAGGTGTGCTGGATGGTGGTCCCGTCGACAGCGACGCGTTGCATCTGGACCGTGTAGCTCGTGGTCGGCGCGGCCGAGCTCGTGGCGACGGTCGTTTCATAGGCGGTTGTTGCTGCGACTTGCGTCGGCCCGGACGACGTGCCGAGCATCGCCTGGAGCAGCAGCCCGAACCCCTTGTTCTGCAGATCGAATTCTAGGGATCCTTCGCCGCCCATGTTGATTTGGATGCGGCGGTCTGAGCGGGCGGTATCCATCCCACCACGGAACCCCACCGATTCAAGAACCTCTTGAACCCGTTTCGCCGCGTCGATCTGGCCTTCGTAGGCGCGGGAAAGGGTGGCCGGGGTGCCGTAGGTGGATTCGGCGCCGAGGAGGATCGCGGTGTCTAGCAGTGATGCCATGGGTTAGGCCTCCTGGGTTTTGCCGGGTGCTGCCCGGCCGCGGGTCTTGGATTTGGTGGGCGGGTTGATCGGGTTGCCGTCGTCGTCGACCTGAGTGAAGTCCGCGGCCATGTTGAAGCTGTCGTATTGTGTGCCGGTCACGGTCACGATGTCGCCACGGGTGGCGGTGATCCAGTCGCCTCCTGCCCGGACGTCAATGGCGTCGAACCCGCCGACGTACTGGAAGCGTGCCCTCGCGGGCGGGTCGGCTTTAGCGCGTGTCATAACAGGTCTCCTACAGCTGTGAGTGTGTACGTCAGCTTCGAGCGGGGCCCGCCGCCAGTCTCGGTCGTGTCGAGCTCGACGTCGGTAATGATCGAGAACAGGAGGTTCGGGACGGCGCCGAGGGTGTCGTCGTCTGCGACCATTTCTTCGAACACGGCCCCGATCTCGGCCGCTTTCGCTTCGGCTTTGCGGGCGGTCGGTTCGGAAGTGACTTCGATCACGAGTTCGGTCGAGATGGTTTCGCGTCTGCGGTTGCGGGATGCACGCATCGACGCGACATCTTGGGTGGATTCGGTGCCGACGTTGCGGGCGGATCCGAGCCACACGTGGGCGGTTTGGCCGAGGTCGCCTGGGTGGCCGTAGGAAACGGGGACGGGCGAGACGAGCGGGCCGAGCAGGTCGACGATCGCGGCCCGGACCGAGGGGATTACGGTGCCGGCCATCAGGCGACCGCCGAATGGTTGTCGGAACGGTCAGTCAAAATCGCGTCAACTTCACGGATCCCGCTGGGGTACTTCCGGCCGGGCTGGCTGAGTCCGATGGTGCCGTAGTCGTTCTGGATCGACGTCGCCCGGCGTTCGACGCGGGAGATTCCGTCGAGGAGGATCTGCCGGGCCCACACCTCGACGGCGTGGACGATGTCGTCCGGCGCCGTAGCGGTGCGCCCGGCGGTCCCTGCGACGGTCACGTTGAAACCGGGGACGGTGAACGTGAAGACGCCGGTGTCGCGTCGGATGATTCCGAGCGGGTCGAGCGACCACCCCGATGTGTCGGCCACGACGGTCCCGTCGACCGTGACCGAGGTCAGCGTGCGGGGGTAGAGGACGCGTGTGAAGTCGTCTCGGGTGAGTCGCAGCCACGCTGCGCCGGTTCCCGTGACCGTGACCGTGAAAGCCTTGTGAACCCACGATGTGGCGGTGTAGTCGTCGACGCGGGTTTCGACACGATCGATCGCCGCGGACACGATGCTGTCGGGGAATAGCGCGGTGTCGGCCATCCCTTGAAGCTCTCGGACCGCGGCGATCGTCGTGTAGTCGCCCATCAGGCTTCGCGTGCCCAGGTTCCGACGGTGTTCGTGATGAGCCAGCCGGTCGTGCCGTTACCGACGACAGTCATCGCGTCGCCTGCGGCGTCGGTCGCTGCGGTGTTGATCGCGTCCTTGTCATCGGCGGCGGTGAACCCGTTCCCGATGATCTGATCCGCGGCGGCCGGCGAAATGCTCGCGCCGGTCGTAGCGGACACGGTGCCCACGACGAACTGGAACACGAGGCCGGCCTGGGTGGCCGGGAGCGTGAACACAAGGTCAACCGCGGCGGCGATATGGATCTTGCCCGAGTCGTCCTCGGTGAGTGTCGCACTCGTGGTGTGGGTGACGACATCGTAGGTGACACCTTCGACGTGCATCGTCCCGTCACGGTCGACGAACGTCCGGTTCGCCGGGTAGGTCGTGTCGGATCGGGCGCCCATCAGGCGTTACTCCCAATGATGACGGCCCGCTCGTCGATCAGGTTCCCGTCCATCCTGGCGACGAACCGCCAGGTCACGAGGTCCGTGTCAAACGCGAAGTCGTCGGACCTCGCGATATCGAGCCCGTTTACCGTGCGGATCGCGTAAGCACGGCGGAGGTCCCCGAAGATGAGCGACGCGTTCCCGGTGCCCAACGCGGCGACCGCGTTATCGGTCACGACCGGGCGGCCGAGCAGCATGTCCGGCACCCCGGCGGTAAGGCCCGGCTGCCAAAGGTACTGCCCCGAGCTGTCTTTCTTCTTGCGGATGTCCTGCACCGTCGAATCCCGAAAGATCCAGCTCGCGCTGGTGCGGTACCGGCCGACGATCCCGTGGAACGCGTCGATCAGCTCGTCCGCAGTCCAGGTGTCGACCGCAGCGGATGTCGCGGTGTTCGTGGTAGCGGTGTCGATCCCGAACGGAACGGTGGTCCCGGCACCGGTGATGAAATCGGTGCCGGCTTGGCGGCCGATCTCTTCGGTTGCCTGCTCGATCACGAACGGGACGATCGGGAACGCCGCATCCTCGAGCAGCTCCCGAGACGCCTGGACGAGCACCGCGTACTTGAACGCCCCCAGACTCACCGTGCCGAATTGGGGGGCGGACCGTGCGATCGTGTCCGTTTCACCCTCGACAGCGATCGTCGAATGCGACACAACGGTCGGGATCGTGATCGGGTTCCCGCTGGTCGTCGGAATGATCCGGGCCCCAGCCCGCATCGCACCGATCGACTCCTGGAGATAATCGACGAGGGTGCGCGAGAGCTCGGTTTCGACTAGCTCCGCACCATCCGTGGCGGTACCCGCCACGAGCGCGACGTCGTCACGCTGGATGTCGAACCCCGCACCGAAGTCGACACGCTGGACACCGGCCGCTTCGCCGAGACCCACGGCCCGGAGGATCTCGCGGAACTTCCGGTCGACGGTCGGCTGGTCATCCTCGTCGCCGTCTCGGGTGGCGTCTTCACCACCTGCACTGGCCCGGCCGAGCCCGGTCTTCTCGTACATTTCGTCGAGTTTCGCCTGGCGTTCGATCTCTTCGAGCGCGGCGACCTCGTCGTCCTGCGCCCGAGTGATCGTCTCAGACAGCGTGGCCTCGGTGGCCTTCTGGTCTTCGGTCAGCTCGGCGTCGCCGGCGGTGTCGTAGAGCGCACGCAACGCTAGTTGCGCCTTCAGCCGCTCATCCATTCGTTTCTTGAGCCGCAGATGCGACATGGTTGCTCCCGTTCAGGTCCTTGGTCAGGTTCCGAAACGGTGCGTGTGCGGCCGTGTCAGCGGGCCAGGTGATCGAACTTTCTGCGACCCTTCGCGGGTGCGGGTGTCCGATCGGCCGGCGGCTTACCCCCGAGGATATCGGACAGGCCGCCTTCGTTCGCGGCGCGGGTGATCACGTCGAGCGGGACACCGAGGTCGCGTGCCAACACTTCGAGGCGTTCGGCCCTCATCTGGGGGGTTGTGCCGTCGTAGGCGGGGAACATGACCGGGCCGACATCGCGGAGCGAGACCTGCCGGAGCGTTTCGACCGGTGGGTCCTGGCTCTCGTCGAACGAGGACTCCATGACGCGGCCGGCGAACGACGAGCCGCCGAGGTCGCCGCGGTCCACCAAGGTCCGGATCTCGTCGCCGAGGGGGGTGTCGGGCAGGTCGATCTCGTAGCGGAGGCCGGTGCTCGTGGCGTTCAGCCGAAGCGTCCCGTTGCTCATGCGCCCGAGCGGCCGGTTCTGGTCATGGTTGAACAGCGCTCCGACGTCCTGCTCCTGGATCGTCTTGTTGAACGCCGAGCGGTGCACGCGTTCGGTCCACGGCCCGAGGTCGTAAACCCTGTCGAAACGGGCGGCGAAACCGGACAGCTTCCGGCCGTCGGCCTCAATGTCGTCGTCTTCGCCGGCACGGTAGATCGGCCACTGGGTCATTCGGTGATCTCCTCATCTTCGGGTTCGGGGTCGCCGCCGGCGCCCTCTTGAACTTGGACGGATATCGGTGCGTCGCCCCACGGTACGGGTGGCATGTCTTCGAGCGCACGCGCTTCGTTGATCGTGAGCATCCCGACCGTGATCCCGGAATTGTACGTCGCGAACCTTTGCGTGAAATCGCCGCGCATCAACCCGTCAACGACAAGCTTGAAGAACTCGTCCGGGCCGTGCCCGTCGGTCATCATCAGCCGGGTGAACAGCGCGTCGAGGCGGACGATATGCGGGCGGGCGGTGTGCGTCACCAGCGCGGTCCCCTGCTCGCTGATGGTGTCCCCGAACTGGGGGCCCTCCATGTTCAGCATCCACAGGGGGACCCCGTACATGGCGCCGATCTCCGCCGCACCGAACCGTCTCGTCTCGAGGAACTGCGAGTCTTTCGCCGAGATCGAAACCGTGTCGAGCGTTGCTCCCTCAGTCAACAAAGCGACCGACTGAGCGTTATCGACACCCTGATGCAGCGACTTCCAGGTGTCGATGAACAGCCGGGCGGCGGTATCAGACATCGACGACGGCGACGAAATGACTGCGCCTGGGACCGCTCCCGACCCGAAGAAGCTGGCCCCGTACGCCGTGGACGCTTTCGCTAGGCCGAGTGTTTCGCGCATAGCCCCGACCGGCGACAGCCCCATGTTGCGGCCGGGGAGCATGAGCCATGTGATGTGAGCGATGGTCTCCGGGCCGACCGTGGCCGTGGTCCCGTCGCCGAGTTGCACGGTGAAAGTGCCGTCCCCGTTCACGGTGACCTTCGCCGGGTCGAGCACGTCGAGCCCGATGATCCGCCCACCCTGTCGGAGTGTGATCACGAAACCGTTCCCCCACAGCAACAGGCTCATGATGACCTGCCCGATGAGCTGCACCTGGGTCAGCCTGCCGGGTGAGGAGATCCACGGCGGTGTGGGGATCTCCTCACGGAACCCGCCACGCCTCCGGAACGTCCCCGAAGGGAGCGTCGAGACCATGTCGTTGATGATCCTCGCGCAGATGAACACGGTCGAGATCCCGATCGCGTTCTCTTCGGTGACCGACACACCCGACTTCGTGCGCCTCCCGAAAAGGTCGAGACCGCGCCCGAAGCTATCGGGGGTGATCGGGTCGCCAGCTGCACGCGCCACACCACGCACATCAAGGACGCGTGAGAGGAAATCAGCCGCCGGCATGATCTGAGGTTACCCCCCGGTAGCCGTCCGCGGCGGTCCACCCGACACGCAACAACATCAAACCGGCGACGACCATAGCAGCGGGGACCGACACCATAGCCACACCAGCGACGATCAGACCAGCGCCGGCCACCACCGCGGCGACGACCAACGCTGTCACCGGAGGACCATGATCGTCGGCTCGCGTTCGGGTTCCTGCTCACGCCACGCCCGCGCCCTAGCCACCGCGATCACCGCCGCGACCGTCAAGTCGATGTGACGGGTCGAGGACTTGTGTTCCTTCCCGATCCTCGACCCTCTCGCGTCCTGTTTGAGTTGGGTGTTCGCGACATGGCGCGCCATCGCCGGGTCACCGTTGTGGGTGAGCTCGCCGTCCATCACCGCATCAAAAAACGTCTTCGTCGGCCCCGCCATCCTGATCCCGTTCGTGGGGAACTCCACGATCGGGAACCCCTCCTCCTCAAGCTTCTGCAAGGAGACCTGGAAGAAGTAGGGGTCCGCGACAACCTCCTGCACCGTGAGCCACGAGCAGATCTCGCGTATGCGTTCCTCGACCTCAGCGACCGGAACCCGCCACCCTTTCCCACGATCGCCGTCGGGCCGTTCCCACAGGCCGACCCGCTCGACGTGCAGATCTGCGATCCGCACGGCCACGAGGGCGGTGGCGTCACCACCAAAGCTGCCGTCGAACCCGACCACAACCCGGTCCCCAGCCTCAAGCCCCTTCGAGCCGTCGGTGAGCCGGTCCCACACCCCAGCGGGAAACCACGCGTCCGCTGTCGTAGTCCACCCGTTCAACCGGTAGCGAACGAACTCCGACTCGGGCATGTGCAGCCGCGCCGACCGGAACTCGGCCAAGTTCATCAGAGCAAACGACGGGTTGTACTCGGCCCACACCGCCTCATCGTCGGGGTCGACGTCCGCGCCCTCGGGCGGCCCGTACCACCTGAACCCGAAACTCGGATCGTCGATCTCGCCCGCCTCGACCTGCCGCCCGTAGCGGTACATCAGACCGAGCGGTGATTCGAGGTCATGGCCCGCCGTCGAGATCACCAGGGTGAGCGGCTGGTCCCGCATCGCCGAACCCGAAGTGAGCGCCACGAACAAATCCGCGGTGCGATGCACATGATATTCATCCACGATCGTCGTCGACGGATTCAACCCGTGCGCCAACCCCGCATCGGCGCTCACGACCCGGTAGGTCCCGCCCGTCTCGTCGTTGCGGATCACGTTCCGTTGAACGGTGCACACCTCGGAGAGATCCGGCGACGCCTGGATCATCCCGGCGGCCATATCAAACACCAGCCTCGCTTGGGCACGGTCCCCCGCCGCCCCGACGATCTGCGGGGCCTGGTCGGTCTGATCAGCTATCAGCTGATACACGCCGATACCCGCCGCGATCGTGCTCTTAGCCGACTTCCGGGGGACGCCGAGCAGATAGGTGCGGACACGGCGGCGGCCGTTCTCGTCGAGCTCGTAGATCTCATTGAGGATCTCCTCGACCCATGGGAGCGGCTCGAACGGGCGCCCGGCGTACGAACCGTTCAGCGTGAGAAACGTCCGGAAGAACTGGGCGACGCGCGGCCCGTCAGTCCTGGTCATCGACGTCGATCCCCTGGATTGCGGAACCATGGTGGGACGCGTCCGGGGCCCAGCCCTCGTCAACGACGGTCATCGTGCCCGTGTCCCCCCAGTGGCGCGGAGCCCCCGTGTCGACCTCGACGAGGCGCCCGCATTGGCCGCATCCGAACACGGCGGTCCGGCCACGCCACCCAAGCACCGCCATCTTATGGACCTCGCTCACGCTCACGTGTCCCCCTTGATGAACGCCTGCAGCTTGCTTTGATGCTCGACCGCTGTGATCCCCAACCGGAGCCCCGCTTCGGGTGACAGGCCGAGCCGGTCTTCGAGCGGGACCAGCTGCTGCTCGAGCGTTGTCAGCATCCTCGCCAGCGGGTGGAGCACGATCTGCCCGTTCGACCCGACCGATGTCCACTCCCCAATCGCTTCGACGAGCTCGGTCCGCCGTTCTTGCAGCTCGACATACCTGGTGATCACGATCCGATCTCGGCCTTCGATGTAGACCGACGCGCCGAGCGCCCAGATCTCTCTCCACATCTTCCGCCCCGCTTTCGATGTGATCGTCGCAGGGCAACGGGGCGCTTTCGCTTTCACGGTCCGCCCGGAGGGTTTCGCCCGGTCGAGGGTGGTCCCCTCGTTCGCGTGCCCCTCACGCAGCTCCGGGTTCTTCGGGCGGTTGCCCATCAGACGAACGCGACGTCGGTCCGGACGCGGACCACGCCACGCATCGGTGACGACACCCGCCCGCCGGAAGACGTGACCTGAAGCTCCCAGTCGTACGCCCCTGCCAACCCGGTGGTGTCGGCCGAGTCGAACGCGATCGACACGGTCCCGGCGACGGCGGTCACGATCGCCGCAGCCCCCGTCGCTACCAGCACCCCCGCCCGCCGCATCTGCAACAAGAACGTCCACCCGGTGACATCGATGGCCACACCGGCCTTCGTCTGGATTGTCACCTCGATATCGATGTCGTCGCCCGCGGAGATCTCCATGTCGTGTCTCGTGAATGTCGGATCAGCAGCCATCAGCCGCCGTCGCAAACGCACAAGTCGCATCGGCAGTCGCACCCGGGCGGGCAGAAACATCCCGAGTCCAGCCCGACACAACACCAAAGACTTTCATCAGCTGCCATCACAGCAATCCGCATGTCGCGTGACCAACTGCCACCCGCCGTGGCCTTTGTAAACCTTGATTTGCACCGGTCCGCTCCACTCGTCGCCCATCTGTCGGATTAACTCGGTCGAGAACTTCATCTCCACATGGTCGGGGATAAGCCTTTCGGTCAGGTCGTCCATGGTCATGAGGATACGCGTGCTCGGACCCCGGCAGACGACACCGCCGCCTCGACGCCGGCGGATGTCACTCTCGCGACCTGCCCGGCGGAGGTCACGACAGCGGTGACCGATGCCGGTTCTTGCCCCGCCGCCCCTGCCGCCACGCCGACCAGCCCGCCGAACACACCGGCAGCCGCTCCGGCCACACCACGAACACCCGCGCCCGCCCCGACCAGCCCGCCGAACACACCAGCGCCCGACCCGATAACAGACCTCACACCGGAGCCGGCGCCCGCCACCCCGCCAAGCACACCCGACGCCGAACCCGGCCCGAACCTCACCCCAACCGCGGCGCCCGCCACCCCACCGAACACGCCCGACGCCGTCCCGGCCACACCCCGGACACCAGGCGCCACACCCGAAACACCACCAAGAACACCGGCCCCGGCGGCAAGGCCCCGCCTCACCCCCGCCGCTTCCCCGGCCACCCCACCGAGGACACCCGCCCCAACCCCCGGCCCGAACCTCACACCCGCAGCCGACCCGGTCACCCCACCGAACGCGCCCGCCGCCGCGCCGGTCACACCACGAACCCCGGACCCCGACCCGGTCACCCCGCCGAAAACACCCGCCGCCAAACCCGAACCTGCACGGACACCAGCGGCATCCCCGGTCACCCCGCCGAGCACACCCGCCGCGGTGCCGGTCACGCCACGGACCCCGGACCCCGACCCGGTCACACCGCCGAGGACCCCCGCCGCGGTGCCAGTCACCCCCGAAGGCGTGAGCGACCAGACCTGCGTCTGCAAAGTAGCGACCGTATCGACCGCCGAATCCGACCAATCGAACCCAGTCGTCTGTGTCCCCGTCGCCGTCAAAATTTCGTAGGCGGAGACACCCTCGAGGTCGAACTGCCCTGTGCCTGATCGGTCGCCGGGCCCGGTGGTGTAGCCGGCGTCTGGGTCGACCTCGGTCGCAGGGTCCGGCTCACCCGACTTCAGCACGATCGCGCCGATCGCGACCCCGTCGGCATTGGCGTTCGCATCACCGGTCGGAGCCGCAATCGACTGCCCCTCGGTGGTCCCGTTGTCGGCCTGGTCGACCCCGTCAGAACCCCATGTCCCACCCAACGAGTCGTGGAACACCATGCCGAGCGCGACAGTGGTCGGAGAACCCGACCACTGGAACGTGTACGACGTGGCCGGGCTGGCATCGGCGATCTTCCACGCCACGACGATCGCACGGCGCCAATCGCCATCCGAGATCTCAGTCTCGACGAGCGTCTCGGTCCACCCGGTCCCGCTAAGGGTGGTCGACTGGGTCGAAGTGCGATGGACCCCGATCACGATGATGAGGTCGCCTTCGGCCACCCCGGTCAGGTCGAGGGTGCGTTGCCCCGAGCCCTGGTCGGAGTCGGACGCTGCGAGCGTGACGGTCACGCCCGGCCCTTAGCTTGCGATAGTCATCGTGAGCGTGAACCCGGTGGAGATCTCGAACGTGTCACCAGACGCGTTCACGCTGTTCGCGATGATCGTCCCCGACGACCCGAAATTCCCGGCGGTGCTAGCGGACCACAAGGTGTAGTGGGTGTAGTCCTCGGTCGTGTCGACCTCGCCCTCGGTCCACGAAATCACCACGTCCGACGTCGCGACGCCACCGGTAGCAGCAGCCCAACTCGACGTCGTGTCTTTCCGGGTGGCGTTCCCAGCGACAGCGGTCGTGCCAGCGGCCCCCGGGGCCCCCGTGTGCAGCTGGATCCACGGGAACGCCGCGATGTGCGCGTCCAAGATCGCGTTAGCGGCAGCCGCCGAGAAACTTTCAGCCATGCACCGATGCTACCCGCCAACCACCCGCTCAGGGTGCAGGCGCCCCAGGGCCGTTTTCCTTCCCGCCCGGAGCGCCTGCCTTGACGACGCTTCTGAGCGCCGCCACCTGGTCCCGATATCGCCCCTCCGACTCGTACAATCGTGCTAGTGCCGCCTCCACCCTCCTGATCTCGGCGCCTAGCTCGGCAATGGTGGCCTTCTGATTGGCGACCTGCTTGCGCAACGCGGCAGCCTCGCAACCGCTCCCGTGATCCCGCTCGAAAGCGAGATCGGCACGAAGACTCTCGATGGTGGCCTCCGCCTCACCCAACTCGAACGCCAGAACCCTGAGCGCCGGACTCCCGCCACCGGACTCCCGCCGCCGCTCCTCCAACAGCTCATCCAAGCGCTCCACAAGCGCACAAACAATCTCTTCACTTCGCTCACTCATCACGTTCTCCCTGGGTAAACCACACAACTGCCGGCCCCGTGCGGGGGCGGGCCGGGGTCCAGCCCCGGCCCGCAAACCGCTGTCAGTCGCTAAGCCACGCCTCGAAGCCGGCGGCCTCGGCGATGTCGTCCACCAGCCTGCCGGGGCCGCCGTTCTCCGGGGCGCCCTCGGCGAGGAGGACCTCGCCGCCGACCTCGACCTCGACGATCGGACGGTCGATGACCCAGGCGGGATCGAAGTCACATTTCGGGATGCGGTAGAACGTGTCGACCTCGGCGGACAGATCGTCGACCGTGAGCGTGTGATCCCCCGCTATGGCCGCGTGCTCGACCGCCAGTGCGATCAACTCTCCACGCGTGATGTCGTTGGTGGTGGTGGTGGTGGTTGCTTCCATGCACCAATTCAACCACATCCAAGCACTGCTGTCAACCACAAACTTGCGGTCAACCCGATGCTGGAGCATCCCCGCATCCCACACATGGCGAATCTCCAACCGCCCCGGAGAGGTCCGCGTGTGCCAGGTCCGCACCGTTCAAGATAGCGTCGGTCAGGTACGCGTCAGCCAAATGAGCGCCAGTCAGAGCAGCGCCGGTCAGGTCCGCTTTTGTCAAGTCAGCGTCGGCCAGGTTCGCTCCGACCAGATTCGCTCGGGTCAGGTCACCCCAAGTCAGGTTCGCTCCCGCCAGGTTCGCGTCGGCCAAGTTCGCGTCGGTCAGATCCGCACCGGCCAAGGTCGCGCCGGTCAGATCCGCTCCGGTCAGGTCAGCACCCGCCAGGTTCGCGTCGGCCAAGTTCGCGTCGGTCAGATCCGCTCGGGGCAAGTCCGCCCGGTTCAGGTTCGCCCGGGCCAGGTTCGCACCGGCCAAGGTCGCTCGG